TGAAAAAGAAAACTAAACGCTGCGAAATTTGCTCAAGTAAACTAGATAAAAAAGGCGATTGCCCGTGGGAGGGCTGCCCGAAAAGCCCGAAATACAAAAGCGAAGAAAAAGAAACGAAAACGCAAAAAGAGAAAGAAAATGAGAAGGCTAAGCAGTAAGGAAATTTTACAAATTTCAAAAAATATAGCTATCGAGCTTCCGCTTGAGATAGTCTCTTTCGTAGTAGTACCCATAGCTCTAGCTTTTACAAATCCTAGCGACGATCGTCTGCCCAAATGGGCCAGATGGTTCGAGGACGCAAACGACTATTACGATGGGCAAAACGCAGCTATAAACGGCGACGGCGGGTGGAGACGGGATCACTTCCCGCCTCCTAAAAACCGCACCTATTTCGCGCGCCTTTGCTGGTTATATAGAAACCGAATAGGCTATTTTTCAAGCAAATACCTAGGCATCAAGATGGACGATATAGATCCCGCTAGCGTAGTTACGATAGGAGACCCGACCGTCACCTCAAACGGCGGCAGGGTAAGCTCGTGGTGCAAGGTGGAGTGCCGCCTCAAAGACGGCAGGAGTAGATTTGGCTACTACCGCACGATCAGGTGGAGCAAGCGCTTTTATATAAGAATTTACGTAGGCTGGAAGCTCATGGACATAGCCGGCGCAAATGCCTCAAACTGGCACGAATATACCCAAGCGGAAGATAAGAAAGCCTTAGAGACGGTATGGGCGTTTCATCCGCTCAAAAAGGTCAAGGAATGAAACCCTCGACCAAGACTTTCGTCATCGTTGCGGCAGTTATATTGATCGCGGTCGCCGCAATAAATTTAATCAAATAAGGGAGCAAAAATGAAGCTGATAGTCGAGAGAACTAAAGAGATTTACGACGGCACGATAGGCAAATTTCGCCTAGTTTCGCAAGATAGGCGCGTGCTGCTAGAGGGCTTTACGCTTGAGCCCGCGGGTCCTGATACCATAGAGCGAGGTCGCGATAAGCGGATACCGGCCGGAGTTTACCAAACGACCTGGCATGAAAGCGGCAAATTTCAAAGGCTTTTGCCGCTGCTTTATAGCGAAAAAGTGCCGAAAGATAGATGCATACTCATCCATAGCGGCAACGTCCCAAAAGATACGCAGGGGTGCATCTTGCTTGGAAACAAGGCGGACGAATACGGAGTCGGCGACAGCAAAAGAGCGCTGGAAGCTTTTATAGGGCTGACGTTCAAAAAAGAATTTCAAGTAGAAATCATCAACAAATTTTAAAAGGAGATAGTATGGCAGCAAAGTTCGGAGTAAACGTAACCATTTCAGCCGAGGCCGCAAGACCTATCAGCGTAGAAAGCACGACGCCTATAGGAATCGCAGGATACGAGGAGGTCCTAGATAACGGCCTACATTTTTTCATGACGACGGCAAAGGCGCTTGAAGCGTTAGAGGCAAAATACAAAGCAAAAAAGGACGCTAGCCAAGCCTTTAAAAAAGGCTCGATTTATAGGGCGTTAAAGGGCATCGAAGATCAGGCGGTAAATACGCAGATTATTTTAAGCGTATTTACCAAAGACGACGATAGCGATACGAACGACGAGATCACAGAATGCAAAGCGGCTATCGAAGCGCTCAAAAATGCAAAGTCGAAATTTGGCTATCGCCCGAACATCATCATAGCACCTGAGTATTCTCATGAGGACGCCATAAAAGGAGCGATCGAAAAGATGAGCGAAAGGCTCAAAGCTACTGGTATCATCGATCTAAAAGCAGATGATGCAGCTGGTGCTATCACAAAAATGGCGAACTTTGGATCGCGCAGGCTCATTGCAAGCTATCCAAATGTCAAAGTTTGGGATGACGAGACGAATGCTTATATGTTTGAGGGACAAAGCGCAAGGCTAGCGGGAATGATAGCTCACACTGATGGTAGTAGCGAGTTTGGATACGCCGACAGCTATTCAAACAGAGTGATGATAGGAGTATCAGGCACGCAGATAGACGTAGATTTCGAGCTGGGTGAAACATGCACGGCCGATGAGCTACGCGGGGCTCATATCTCAACTATCATCAGAGAAAGCGGCTTTAGGGCATGGGGTGGTGAAACTAGCGATCAAGATACCATCTGGCAAGATTTAGCCCGTGTTAGGATTTTTGATCGTATCAGCGAAGCTTGCCAAAAAGGCGTTTTATTCGCGATCGATAGGCGTGCCGATCAGCTTTATCACGCAAAAAGAAGTGTAGATGAGTTGCTTCGCTCTCTCGTTGGTGCAAAGGTACTTATTGGATATGAGATCAGCTGGAGCGAGAAAAATACGCTCGCAAATATCACAGCGGGCAAATTTTACCTTGATGTCAGAATGCAAAACAATCCTATCGTCAAACAGCTTACGCTTGATTTTATCTATGTGGATAAATACAGCGAAAATTTACTAAACGATCTAAACAAATAAGGAGTAAAAAATGGTAAAAAGACAGATACCTCAAGTAGTGCAAGAAGCAAACGTCTACATCAACGGGCAAGGCTATCTAGGCGTCGTCAAGTCTTTAACGATACCAAAGATCGAGCAAGAGATGGTAGAGATGAAAGGAGCGCTGAGCGGAAATTTTGCAAGCGGCTCAATAAAGGCCGTTGAGATGGAATTTAAGCTAAATATCCTCGATAAAAACATGTTCTTAGGATACGGCTTAAACACTTGGAAAAACAGAATTCCATTTTTGTTCAAGGCAAGCATATTTCAAGCTGGTCGTGAGCCGATGCCATTTTCAATGGCGGTCACAGGAGACATCATAGAGATAGATCCGGGCAGCTTTGAAAGTGGTAAAGAGATGGAAGTCAACGTTAAGCTAGCGGTGCACTTCCTCGATCTAAATATTGACAAGATCCCGATGATAGTCTTTGATGTGGAAAACATGATTTGCCTTATCGGCGGAGTGGATTATTTGGCAAAAGTCAGGTCAAATTTAAGCGAATAAAAAAGGATAAAAGATGAGAAAAGTAACAATAAAACTACCAATTAGGGGCGATGAGATAGAAATTTACGCGCCGACTGTGCGCGTGATGAGGATAGCTTCACAAGAAAAAACCGATGATGAAAAAAATATCAAACTGTGTATGTCGTGTACAAATATGAGTAATGATGAGATAGAAAACCTCGATGTGCTTGATTTTAAGGTGATAGATAAGGCGGTGGCGGATTTTTTGCAGGAAAAGTGAGCGCGCCAAGTAATGAAAATATTGCGCTAATCGCTCATATTTTAGGATTTGGATATATTGAAATTTTAAAGCTTGATATAGTTGATTTTAGTGAGTTTGTAGGTATTAGCGAACGTATCGCAAAGGCTAAGACTTTTTAGTATCGCCTAAAAATTCTCTTTTTAGTGCATTAGTTGCACGAGAAAGAGTATTGAGCGTCCAGCCTATCGTGCCGATAGCCAAGCCCAAAAAGCCAAGTCCTAAAATGGTGGCTACTAAGCCATCCCAAAACCCGCTAGGCAAAAAGTAGCAAATGACGCCAAGGCTTAAGAGTATTAAAAATATTTTCATGAGAGTGATTATATCACAAAGATATAAAAATTTATCAAGCGCAAAGGTAAAAAATGAGAGATGAAGCAATAGGTATCAGTATCGGTCTAGCGGTTAAAGGATTATCACAGATTGACAGCTTAAGGCGTGGATTTGCTGGGCTAAAAAGTGGCGCAAGTGAGGCTAAAAAAGCAATAACCGCACTAGATAAAACAAAGCTAAGTAATCTACAAGCAAGCATAAGAGAGACTAAAAGTAAGCTTATTAGCGAGTTAAGCGGAAGCTGGAGCTCTCTTGCAAACTCCGCAATACTTGGCGGATCAATCAAACTTGCCATAGACGATGAGGCGGCCTTTGCAAATGTGCGTAAATATGTTGATGATAGTGAAGAAAATTTAACTCGTCTAAAAGGACGGATGAGAGAGGTAAGCGCGCGTCTTGGTGAGAGCTTTACAAATATAGCAAATATCGCAGCAGGCGGTGGCAAGATAAATTTAAAAGGTGAAGAGCTCATTAAATATACCCAGCTTCTTGCTACCGGCTCGGTTGCCTTTGAGATGAGTGCTGAGGCACTAAGTGCTGCAAGCAACAACATGAAAGTAGGCTTTAAGATAAATGACGTGGATAAAATGTCCGAGTTTTTTGATGCGGTGAACTTGCTTGATAATAAAGTAACAAATGCAAATGCGAGTGAGATATTTGAAGCCACAGCACGCACTGCTGCAAACGCTAATCTAATCGGCCTAAACGAAAAAGATGCAAGTGCAATAAGTGCGACCATGCTAAGCACAGGTAAAGAGGCTTCAGTTGTTGGCACTAGCTTAAACGCGCTTTACTCAGGATTGTCGATGGCAGATAAAAAAGGCAAGGCATTTCAGGAGGCTTTGCAAAGTATCGGACTTGACGCAGGATATTTAAAAACAGCCTTGCAAAAGGACGCAGCAGGTGCGACCACACTATTTTTAGAACAAATCTCAAAAGCGGACAAATCAAAGCAAGCCGGACTACTTTATGATCTAGTCGGCGGAAATTTTAGCGATGAGATAGCAGGGCTTGTAACTAATATCGATGAGTTAAAGAAAAATATTGCGATGGCAAACTCTAATGAAGCCAAAGGTAGTATGCAAGCAGAATTACAAACAAAACTAAATACCACGAAATCGGCTATCGAGCGACTTACGCAAAGCTGGAGAAATCTAGGCTCAGTGATGGGCGAGGCGTTTTTGCCGTTTATAAATTTATTGGCTGATGGTCTAGGTAAATTTGCTGGCTGGGTCAGCAAGCTAAGCAGTGAATTTCCAAGACTTAGTAAAGCAATTAGTTATGCAATCGGTGGCTTTTTGTTATTTAAACCGCTTTTACTCATTGGTAAAATCGCACTTTTAAGCCTAGCGGACGGCTTCTTGAGTGTTGTAAAAGCTATAGGCTGGCTAAACCCGCTAAATTTGATCGCAAAGGTGCGCTGGGCAGGACATGCAGCTAGTCTCTTGGCGGCAAATATAGCTGCTAAGGCTCACGCGGCTAGTATGTGGCTAGTTGGTGCAAGATTAAAAGCAGCCATCATCTTTACGGCTGCATATTCAACTGTCAGTAAGGCTCTTGGAGCAACTATGGCGTTTTTACGCACTTCTATTTTAGCTGGTGCGACGGCGATGAAGGTTTTACGCCTTGCTCTCATATCAACAGGTATCGGTGCTTTGGTAGTTGGCATAGGTATGGCTGGGGCGTGGCTCATTGAAAACTGGGACAAAGTAAAAGCCTTTTTCAGTGATTTTTGGGAGAGCATAAGACCATACTGGGAGGCTACGGCAAATTTCTTCACATCGATATTTGATAGCGTAGTGGCATGGTGGAACGAGCTGTTTGGCGGCTTTTTTGACTGGATAGGCGAAAAATTTGCATGGATCAGCGACATCACAAGCACGGTCGGCGATGCTTTAGGAAACGCATGGAAAGGCACGAAAGAATTTTTTGGCTTTGGGGATGAAGAAGAGCTAAAGCAAGAGAGTAAAAGTAGTGATGTGTTTGAAAGAGCATTTGGCAAAGACGGTGCCGCACCGACAAGAGCACCTATGCAAAACATCGCACACCAGCCAGCCATGGTGACCCAAACTACATCTGGCAGCAATATCACCATAAATTTAAATGGCGGCTTCAATATCGCCACAAGCGAGGGCAAATTTGATCTAAACGAGTTTGAAAGAGCACTCACTCAAAGCGTCAAACGAGCGATACAGCGAGATCAATTTAATCAAGCAAATACCGAAATAAGAGAGTAAAAAATGGTCTTAAATTTGGGCGGCTTTAAATTTAACTGGAAACAAGTGGGCAGCATCAGTATCGAAACCGAGTTTGGTATCAGCTCAAATGAGCGTATAGCAAATTATGAAGCGATATTTAGGGCAAATTTAGGCAATCAAACTATCAATATCGAAGGACAGACTCTGCCGTATCGAGGTGATAAGCAAACCGCTCTAAAAAGGCTTTACGAGCTGGCAAATTTAGCTAGCAGCTATCCGCTCACAAACGGGGCGGGTAAATACTTTGGCAGGTTTGTAATCACAAAAATAAGTGAAAAACAAGCCGTATTCACCGCAGATGGACTATTTTTCACTCAGACTTTTACGATGGAGCTTAAAAGAGATTATGATTTATAAGGCAAAAGATAACGAAAGGCTGGATACTATCGTATTCAAACACTATGGGCATTTGAGATTTTTTGAGCAGGTGCTAGCAGTAAATACAAAACTAAAACCGATACTCAAAGCTGGCGATACTGTGATACTGCCTGAATTTAAAGAAGTAAAATCCAAGGAACAAGCGAAGCTATGGTAAGAAAGCCAAATTTTAAGCTCATAGCTAAAGGCAATGATATCACCGAGACGATCAAAGCAAACCTAATCGAAATAGGCTTTGATGACAAAGAAAGCAGTAAAAGCGATGAGATCAGTATAAAGGTAAATGGAATATTTGCAAAGCCGGTATTCGGAGACAAGCTGGAGCTTTATCTTGGATACGGTGAGGATCTATACCTTTGCGGATCATTTTCGGTGCAAACGGCAAGTAGAGATTATAAAGCAAATACGACCGAAGTCAGAGCAACGGCAGTCAATTTTGCAAGCCCAGTGAAAGAAAAGAAACGCAGGAGCTGGGAGAATACCACTGTATTTGCGATCGCCCGTAAAATAGCTTCTGAAAATAACCTATCATCTAAAACGAGCGGGGATGATCAACCGATCGCTTCAAGGCTACAAGATAATGTGAGCGATCTTGAATTTCTTTACGGGCTTTGCTTTGAGACGGGCTATAAGGCACTCGTCAAAAACTGCACTATCGTCATCACTCCTATGGATGCCAAAGGAGATGAGAGCCAGACCTCAAACACTCCAAAAAATGAAAATCTGCCTAAATTTGAACTCAGCCTAAATGAGCTTTTCTCTCTTGAGATCACCGAAGCAAATAGAAATAGCTATACAGCTGTGATACTTGAATGGCAAGACGTGAGCGAGGGAAAAACGAAAAGCATCAAGGTTGGAGCGGGCGAGCAAATTTATAAAATGCAGATCCCGCAGCCAAAAACAGATAGCGAAGCCTTCAAGCAAGGCGAAAGTAAGCTAAACGAGCTACAACGAGGCGGTATAAATGGTAGATGCTCACTACCTGGTGCAAATATAGTAGCAGGCGGGAAACTGAAATTTAAAGGTATCGCTGGACTAGAGAGCAATGAATTTACCATTAAAAGCGTGGAGCATAGGCTAACGAGTCAAGATTATACCTGTGAAGTGGAGTTTGAGGGGTAAGAGGTGTTTAAACATCAGTTTAAAATCAGAGAATTTTAATACGCCAAAAAGTCATTTAATATTCTCATTTTTTACATTAAGGTGAAAAATGAGAAATTTTTTTACGAAAATCGTGAGACGGGTTAGTTTTTATCTTTATTTTTGTTAAGTCCTCTTTTATTTCTTATTCTACGAAATGCGCTTGAAAATGTAGATAAGGTCAAATCCTCAAATTTCATTTCTATTTCCTTTCTTTAAATTTTACGCAAACGGCGGCAAATTTACGCCGTAAACGTCTTTAAGGTTTCGTTGTATTTGT